TGCAGGTGCTATAGGAGGTACCTCTGTAGTTCAAATTGTAACAGGATCTCTTGAATCGATGGCGGTGGGAACTGTTGCTACTCCTATAGGACAAGAAATTGACGTAACAGGACAACAGTTAAGTTCAAGCATAGGTTCTACCACAGTTGATGAATCTACACTTACTGGAATAGGTTGGGGTAGAAGAACTTGGGGTAACCTAGCATGGGGTGGAGCATTCTCTGTACAAGCGGTTGGTCAACAACTTACTTCTACAATTAATTTTCCAGCAACAGGTGCATTTACTGATGTAAATGTTTCGGTGACTAGTGCAGGACAATTAACTACTACTTTTGCGAGTCCCTCTTTCTCAATTCAAATTGACCAAGACATTTTTGTACTTGCTAGTGAAGATCAACTTGATGCACTTACAACAGTATCTACAGTGACTGGTGATGCTAATGTTTCGGTAACAGGTATCCAAGCTACAATGTCAGTAGGAAATGCTGTAGGAGGCTTAAAAACTCCAGTAGACGTAACAGGTATTCAAGCTACCATGACATTAGGTTCTATATCATTAGAACAATCAACTAATGAACCTGTAACAGGGCAGCAATTAGCAATATCTTTAGGTACTGCTGAAGAAATACCAGCACAAAATCAAGGTGTATCTGGTTTACAATTATCATCTTCAGTAGGTTCAGTAACAGTAACAGGAGAGGCTAAAGTTATACCTACAGGCATACAATTGACAGCATCTGTTGGAAGTCCTATTATAACAGCATGGGCAGAAATAGATCCTGGTGTAACTAATACTTGGACTGGTGTTGATTTGGCAGCTTAAAAAGAGTAAAATATTTAATATTAGGAGATAAAAATTATGGCATCTAGTTACTCAACAGATTTAAAACTCGAACTAATGGTTACTGGTGAAAACGCTGGTACGTGGGGTGATAAAACAAACACAAATTTAAATTTAGTACAACAAGCAATTGCAGGTTATCAAGAAGTTTCAATAGCAGGAGGTGCTCAAACGACAGCTCTTGTAATGACAGATGCAACTATTTCAAATGCTAGAAATGCAGTTATAAAATTTACAGGTACAATTACAGGAAACCAAATAGTTACAATTCCTGATTCAATAGAAAAAGTTTACACTTTAATAAACGGAACTTCAGGAGCACACACTGTTCAATTTAAAACAGCTTCTGGAACAGGATTTACTTTTTCAGCAACAGAAAAAAATGCAGTATTAGTTTATGCTGATGGTACAAATGTTGTAGAGGTTTCAAATCAATTAGCTGGACTAGTTGTCGGTACAGATGTTCAGGCATACGATGCTCAATTAGCAGACATTGCAGGTTTAGCTGTGACTAACGGTAATTTCATTGTTGGTGATGGTTCAAACTTTGTTGCAGAGTCTGGAGCAACTGCAAGAGCTTCTCTTTCTTTAGATACAGGTAACGATGTTCAATTTGATTCGTTTGGTGTTGGTACTGCAGCGTCAGGTACTACAGGAGAGATAAGAGCTACAAATGATGTAACTGCTTTTTATTCTTCAGATGTTGCACTAAAAGAAAATATTACAAACATACCAGATCCAATAGAATCTTTAAAAAAATTAAATGGTGTTTTATTTGATTGGAAAAAAGAATACATTGATCAAAGAGGTGGTGAAGATGGTTATTTTGTTAGAAAAAAAGATGTGGGTGTTATTGCACAAGAGGTAGAAAAAGTTTTACCAGAGGCTGTTGCTGAAAGACCCGATGGTATTAAAGCTGTCAAATACGACAGATTAACTTGTTTACTTATTGAGGCAGTGAAAAAACTTTCAGCGCAAGTAGAAGTTTTAAGTAAGAAGGAGAGTTAAATTGCCTATCCCTAGTACTAATACAAGTTTATCAGATATCCAAACTGAGTTCGGTGGTTCAAACCCAATTGAAATTACCGAATATTATACTAACGGACCGTTAGTTCCTTCAGCTGCTCCAGCTCCAAATGGACCTATTCCTACAAGTGGACAGATATCCATTGGACAATTTAGAGGAGCAGAAAATTTAAGTTTTATACAAGCTACAGGTGGAACTGTTACTACATCTGGAGATTTCAAAATTCATACATTTACAAGTGGAGGAACTTTTTGTGTTTCTTCTATTGGATCTGGTCCAGCGTGTAACGTAGTAGATTACATGATAGTTGCTGGTGGAGGATCTGCCGGTGGAGGTTCACGTAGTGCTGGTGGAGGAGCCGGAGGATTTAGAGAATCTCCTGGATCAAAAGGAGGTTCATACTCTACTTCACCTAAAGCAGGAGGATCACAAGTTGCAATTCCTGCAGCAGGGCCTTATCCTGTTTCAGTAGGAGGAGGTGGAAGTAATTCATCTTTTGGCCCAATAACTTCAGCAAGAGGTGGTCCAGGTGGCGGAGGACCTTCTTCCCCACAACCAGGAACACCTGGAGGATCTGGAGGAGGAGCTTTTAGAAGAACTAATGGTGCAGGATCAGGAAATGATCCGCCAGTAAGTCCCCCACAAGGAAACCCTGGAGGAACAGTGCCTAGTCCAGATGCTATGATGACAGGAGCAGCAGGAGGAGGAGCTGGAGGAAGTGGCGGAAGTAATCCAACTGCAGCTGGAGGAAGCGGAACTACAAGTTCAGCTTCAGGTTCTCCTACTTGTTATTGCAAAGGAGGAGCATCTAGTAATGGCCCAGGTAATAGCCAAAGTGGTCCCTCAAATAGAGGACAAGGTGGCGGAGGTAGTTACTCAAGCGGTGCTGGAGGCGGATCCGGTATTGTAGTTTTAAGGTATAAATTCCAACAGAGTTAAAAAATTATGGCACATTTTGCAAAAATATCAGAAAATAATGAAGTTCTTTCCATAATGGTTGTGGCTGATTCAGACACACAAAACGAACAAGGTCAAGAAACTGAATCAGTAGGACAAAATTTTTGTCAAACACATTTTAGTTGGCCTGCACATTTATGGATACAATGTTCTTACAATACAAAACTAGGAGTTCATAAATTAGGGGGAACTCCTTTAAGAGGAAATTATCCAGAAATCGGTGATATTTGGGATTCTGAAAATCAAATTTTTATTGAACCAAAACCTTATTCATCTTGGGTAAAAAATGTTGCTGAAGCTAGATGGCAATCTCCGATAGGGGATGCGCCTGAGCTTACTGAAGAGCAAGTAAATCAGATTAATTCAAACACTAATGGTTGGTATTATGATTGGGATGAAGAAAACCAAACTTGGAATTTACTTGATCTAAAAACATAGTTACTATATTTTATCCACTGTAAATGGATAAAAAAATATTAAGTGAACAAGCCTTATATTACGGTGATTTAAAAATGCCACAAGGGTTTGAAATAAATTCTTTTAAACTTTGTGAAGACATATTTAAACATATTTATTTTAGAGAAGAGTTTTCTTTTTCAAGAGAGTGGGAAAAATTAAACAATTACATAAAAGATTTTTTTTATTTGAAACACAAAATAAATTTAGTAAACAAAGAATCCAAAGGTAGTATTTATTATCCCAACCAAACCTCACAACCTATTCATGATGTTGATCCAGTTGATTTAAGAAATTCACCTGATTTCACAATGTTGTATGGTGTCCATACTAAAAATTGTTATGTAAAATTTTATTATGAAGACAATAGAAAAAAAGGAAGAGATTGGACAATAGAATTAAAACAGAATAAATATATTATTTTTCCCTCTACAAACAAATACATTATCATTAATCATCAAAAACAACTATTAAATTTTATACAAACAATTACTTACGAAGGTATTTAATAAATGAGTTTACAACTTCAAGAAAATAAAGAACCCGCTAAGTTTTGGTGTTTTAAATCTGCATTACCACTTAAATTTTGTGATGATGTAATTGAACTTGGTTTATCAAAACAAGAAGTTTTAGCTAGAACTGGTGGATACGGTGATCAAGAATTAACTAAGGACCAATTAAGATCCTTAAAAAATATTAGAAACTGTAACATTGCTTGGTTAAATGAAAATTGGATTTATAAAGAATTACATCCGTTTGTTAAAATAGCTAATCAAAATGCAGGATGGCAATATAATTGGAACTTTTCTGAGTCTTGTCAGTTTACAAAATATAAATTAAACCAATACTACGATTGGCATAGTGATAATTGGAAAGCACCGTATAATGATCCAACACACCCTTGTCATGGGAAAATTAGAAAACTATCTATGACTTGTCAATTAACTGATGGCTCTGAGTATGAAGGGGGTGAGTTAGAATTTGATTTTAGAGATTATGACCCTGCTCTTAGAGATGAATCAAAACATGTAGTGCAAGCAGAAGAAATATTACCAAAAGGATCAATTATAATTTTTCCTTCTAATACATGGCACAGAGTAAAACCAGTTACATCTGGTACAAGATATAGTCTTGTAGTGTGGCATTTAGGAGAGCCTTTTAAATAATATGCAAGCAAGTAATTATTTTCCAACAACAATGTGGTTTGATTACAAACCAGAATTTTTAAATTCTTTAAACAAAGCTTCTGATAAATATATAAAAGATGCAAAAAAATCTCAAAAAGAATATATAAAAAAATTTGGAGATTTTGGAACAAGTTTTCATTCTACTACTTTGATAGGAGATACTAAATTTTTAGATTTTAAAAAATATATTGGTGAAAAGTCTTGGCAATTTTTAGATGCACAAGGTTTTGATATGTCACATTATCAAACTGTATTTTCAGAAATGTGGGTTCAAGAATTTGCTAAAAAAGGTGGTGGTCATCATTCTGCTCATGTACATTGGAATCAACATGTTTCTGGATTTTATTTTTTAAAGTGCAGCGATAAGACATCTTACCCTGTCATGCATGAACCAAGAACAGGAGCAAGATCTACAAAATTAAAAATGAAACCTCAAAAAGATATTGTATGGCCTTGTTCTGATTTAGTTAACTTTAGACCGAAACCCGGAACTATAATAATATTTCCAGGTTATTTAGAACATGAATTTGCTGTAGATTTAGGAATAGAACCTTTTAGATTTATACACTGGAACATACAAGCACTGCCTAAAGAAATGATTAAAAATGTTTAGTAAGGTTGTTATGGAAAACAATTTTTTAAACAAAAAAGAATGTAAAAATTTTATAGACTT